TTACTAAAGGAATACTGACTTTGTCCCTTAACGTGATTATGGATATTGATACTGCCATCCATTTCATCACCAAGAAGCCTGGTATTGACAGTATATTCATCACCGTAAACAGTATACATTTTTCCTCTTTTGTTTATTACACGACATTTTTCAATAGGACTTTCCGATTCTTCCGTGATAAATTTCTTTAATTCAGAAGAAACAGCTTTTCCATCATTGATATCAACTTCTCCGTAATATTTATAATAATGTTTAGATTTGTTAACGGATTTTTCTTTACCACTTGACCTTATTATATCATCAACGGCAGAATTGTCAATATCGATAAGTTTTATTTGATCCTGCTCAGCCTTAACCGCCGCCTTATAGCTTGCTGTTGTCTTAGCCGCTTGACTGCGTCCATATCCCGGAGTAGCGGTGCGGTCGGGCTTGTATGTAAGCCCGTTTTTCTCACAGTAGCTTTTAAGCTGCTGTTCCTGCTGCTTCAGCTTATATGCTGCCTTGTCAAAGCCTTCTTTGTCGCAGAGAGTGTCAAGAGAGGTACATTCACGCTTTGAAGCTCTGACCTTACGTTCAAGAGCACGTTGGTTGCAGATTTTTTCGTACTGCTTGGCATTTTCCTTTTCGTCATACGGGAAGTAGGTCTGAACGCTGATACCGGGCAGAAACGGATAGATCTGATGACCACAATTTATACCAAGAAGCCCTGCAGGCTTGCCGTATGAGCTTGACCTCCAAGAATAGAATTTTATCCGTTTGCCGTCAAGGTCAGTGGTATAGCCTCCACCGCCATTGCGATTGAATATTTTACCCTGATCTTTAGCACACAGCGGTCTTGCGCCGCTGTGGCTGCTGACTTCGACCAGATCAAGCCCGTATTCGTCCATAAGGGAAAACTGAGTTTCTTTGGCAACGCTTCCTACAGTGGAGCGTATACACATATTAGTGTATGCTTCCGGCGACCAGTTCCGACCGTTTTTATCGACAAAAGCCGGGATACCTTTCTGCGTCATCTCGCCGATACATTCCCGCATGGCACTCTGACGTGCTTCAATTCCGGTAACGACCTTTCCTGTAGCCTTATTCAGACTGTCTATGTATTCCTGCTTGTTAGCAAGCTCGGCAGTACGGTTGATCACCTGCATAGCGGCATTCTTCGCCTTATACTTCATCGTTGTATTTGTAAGGTTCAGGTCTTTTTTTGCCTGTTTTTGAAGCATTTTAAGGCTGTTTAACATATTGCCGGACATTGATGGCGTGGCTCGTCTATCAATAAGCCCCTCCTGCACCATACGTTTTAATCCCGGCGCAAGCTCCTGAATAGCGGAATTTGCCGCTCTCTGAAGCGTAAGCTCCAGAAGCTCGGGCGTTTTTCCTGCATATTCAGCTATCGTTTTTGCGTTCTGCTTTGTCAGCTTGCCAAGCTCGGCGAGCTTCTTCATTTTCCACTTTGCCGTGTCTTCTTCGATTTTTCCTGCAGCAAGATAGGCGGCTATGTTTGCAATAAGATCGGTTTCCAGTCCGACGATAAGGTCGGCTATTCCTTGCGACAACTGCAGTGAAGTCAGCTTATTCATAGCTGTCACCGTCCAGTATGCCGCCGTCTATGTCATTTTCCTTTGCAATACGCTGTAGTTCTTCCTTTGCCGCTTTTTCATCAATGTTCTGTGCGTCCATAATAGCACGGAGCTTAGATTTAAGACCCGACTGCACAAGATTTATGTTGTTTTCAATGCGGGTGTTATCGTCTCCGATAATGTTGTCCTGCCAGTTTACGCTTACGGTGTATTCCTTGCTGCTGCCGTTCGCCGCCTGGGTGAGATTGATTATAACATCTGCGAGGTTTTCTATCACTTCGGTAATTATATTTTTGTTGTTCTGCACCGTGCGCAGAGTGTCCTTTTCATCGGCGGCGACCTCTGTCGCTGTTTTTACTCCGGACGAGCTGTCGAACGACAGCGTTCCGGGAGAAAAGCCGAGTTGCATACCTAGTATATCAAGCAGCCGTTTCAGTGCATCGGTATGCTCTGTCACACGCAGATTCTGCGTATTGTCGATTATATTAAGCTTCTCGGCTTCTTCACATCTTAGTGCCTGGAATGCTTCATCGTTTATGTCAAAGTATCGAACCTCATTGCCGTTATCGTCAAAAAGTGTTTTAATGAGCTCTGACGGTACGATAATACGCTTTTTTCCGAGCATAAATTCTCGCTCCAAGCTATCAAATACAATATCTACCTCTTTGAGAGTATCTATTGCGTTTGCAAAAACCGACAGACCCAGCGGCAAATCAAATACCATGTTGTTGCCGACAGCAGGCTTAAAATACACAAAAATAGGTTTTTTAATGCCTTTAAAAATCACATTTTCGGAGAGCTGTGGGAACAGCTCTGACACAGGGACAACCGTGCCGAGATTTGATTTGCTGTCCGATTTATACAAAACATTTCTGATACTTACGCCCTCATCGGTCAGCGTGTGATATTCAAACAGTTTGTAACAGCATCCATTTTGCACATATTCGTTGCAAAATACTCCCTCAGTTATCTGTCGACTGTTCCACTTCGTCGGGAAAAATCTGTCCGCATTGATATAATTGATGCAGATTTCGCCGTTTTCAATGTACCCCTTAAGGACTCCGCCACCGAGAGCGTATGAGCGGGAAAGGAACTCGGGGAAACGCTCCCAAAAGCAGTTAGCCTCCAGCGTGTCCATAACGACATCGTTATATTCCTTATCACTTACAGCTATATCGCATTGCTCGGAAAATGTCATCGTGGCGAGCTTGTCGCATATTACCTTAGCCATATTAGTCAGGGAGCGGGCACGTTTCTTTTTTTTGATGCCGGTATTTACGACATCCTTCCATGGCGGATTGTTTTGGTATATCCGTTTCGCAGGCTCGATGTGCTTTGAGTAATAGTCTGATATATCTACTATCGGCACGTCCGGGAATGCCTGCTTAATATATGTGTACATCGACATTTACTTTCTCCTTTCTGCATCGAAGACATTGCTCATATAGGCTTCGGTGCTGTATTCCTGTGCATCTAGACTGTCTATGTTTATACTGCCGTCGTCAAGACGGATTTCAGTAGCGGCATTAGGCTTCCATATTGCCGTCTGAAACGCTTCGATTGTATGCTTGCAGTGCGACATGATTTTATATCTGTCAGCCGCAATCAGACGATTATAGAACAATATACGATTGTTGATAGAGCCCTTCCGTGCATTATGAATGTTGACTTTCAACTTTCTTCTCTGAGCGGCAAGGCGCACACCTTTGATCAGTATTTGTTCTGCTGAATCGAGATAAACCTCTGTACATTTCCACCTGCGGCATACACCTTCGATAAAAGTGCAGAAGTCGTTTTCAAGCTCATACGGTGATATTGTTTCTTTACGATAGTATTCGTCAAGCGTTACGATCGACTGAAAGCCTTTAGTGAATCCGGTAGCGTTAAGGGTATGGGCTGATCCGTTTCCGCCAAAGTCACCGCCTATAGTTACGAACATAAGATTGTCAGGAGGCGTATCAATGATGTATCTTGACGGCTTGTCTGCAAACAGCGGATAAATAACACCTTCTGCCGCTACCCAGTTGCCACAAATGAAGCGTTCAAAATAAACACCCGTGTATTCCTTTTTTATCTCCCTGACGTATTCTTCGGGAAGCGTTGTGTTATCATCGATCAGAAATCGTAATACAAGCATATCGACTTTCGGATTGTCGATGTATTCCTTTTTAAGCCAGTGCGTCGGAACATCCGGGTTTGTTGTAGCAATCAGCTTTGCGCCCTTGACCGACAAACGTGACAGGAGCATCGAAAAAAAGTCATTAGGGAATAGCGTCAGCTCATCGCAGTACGCTCCGCCAAGTGTCATGCCTCGTATCTTATTCTCCGACTTTGCGTCATTCGCTCCCTCAAGAAGAATTTTTCTTCCGAATAGTTTGCCCTCTTTGGTAGATAGCGAATACTTGAAGTTGTCTTCTCCGACAAGCTCCTGCAGTAGCATCAAACAGTTACGTTTTAATGTTTGCAACGTTTTTGCCGACATCAGATAGGCGTAATCGGTAGGGCGGTCTGCTATCCAGAATGCCCAAAGAATAAGCGATATCCATGTCTTGCCGCTACGGACGGAGCCTTCAAGCAGATTAAGTCGGTGTAGTTTGTTGTGCTTTAGCAAACTCATCAGCTCCTGCTGTTTAGCTGTAAATATCAATTCATTTGACATTCTTCATAGCCTCCAGTATAGCGTCAAGCTTGCCTGCGCCGTCTTCCGATATAGCAACCGGAGCTTTGCTGTAAGTATCGCCGGCTTTGTTCGTCAGAAAGAACTCTACCGCCGATTGATTCGGAGGAATATCACGAGTAATTATTTCAACAGTTTTTCTTCCGCCGACAATACGCTCTCTGCGTTCCGTAACGGTATAACCGGTAGCGGCACGGATCAGTGCCTGTTCAACATCTGCCCGAACAAGCTCAGGGTTGTCGGCTATCAGTTGTCTGACTCCTTCAGAGCGCTCGATAATCTGTTGTATTGCCTTTTGCCGCTTGCTTTCGGATGTATTCAGATAGCATTCGACCAGACTTTGAACGGCATTCACTCGCTGTTCGGTATCAGCTTTTTTGTATTTGTCGAGATCGGTTGCAAGGCTGTTTATAGCCCTTTTGCGATTGCTTTTTCTCACAGTTTGCTCACTCCTTTCGGGCAAAAAGAAAAAGAGCCTTATAAGAGCCCTTATTCTGCGTTTGATTATGTTGACGTGAAATTATCCCACTTTGATTTTTGAAACGTTTTAAACGGCAATTAAAACGCTTTTATCGGCAAATATCCCGTTGGGATTATATCGGGATATGCTTCGCCATTCCGATTTTAAAAAAAATCAGATTACTTTGCGTATGTATACAGCCGTTCCGGTGGGGAGCGCATCGACCAACACCTTAGTTACTACACTTGTTTATATCGACCGCACAGGTTATCCTGTGCGACTCACCGTAAAGAGTGATCTCTATAACGGCTTTATGCTGTCTTCGGGAAAATTTCACGATTTTGTGCTCATAGCGTTTGAGATAGCCGCTGTCTATCTTTAGTACGCCGTTTTCTATGTGTCCTTTGCTGACCTTGAGTATATCGGGATTGCGACATAACCCGATGATATATTCTTCTTCGGTACAGGACAGGCACGTTGTTTTACTGACAAAATTGCCGACACCGTGTATCTTGCGAATGGTATAATAATCATCGGCTGTCAGGCGGTCGGTCTGAAAGAATATGTAACCGTCAAAAAGCGGTTTGATTTCTTCGTGCCATACACCCTTTTTGCGATACTTGTACAACTCTCTCGGCACATACGCTGTATAACCGAGTTCACGCATCGAGTACATAACAGTCGTTTCTGATCCTGATTGTACATATATTACATATATCATTCGCCGTCACCCTCTTTCTGCTTACTTCTGATATATGCGGCAAGCTGTGAGTACAGCTGAGGATTATCCTTAGCCATGGCGGCGAAGATGTCTTCTTTGAAAACATCATACGCCGCATCCATTGATGAGCGGTTCTTAGCGTCTGTGTCCCGTTTATATGTTGCCGCTTTTATCAGCGACGGCACTGCAGCGATCAGCTTTTCGGGCGGAACATCTTTCAGACTGTCATCGCTTAAATTCTGGATTGCTTCCATTACTTTATGGTTTGTTAATCGGGCAAGAGCCTCGGAAACATCAAGATCCGGATATTTGGCAAGCTCCTCGTTTATAAGGCGGAAGTTATTGCTAATGAGCATTACCTGCTCCAAAGAAGCATTCAGAGCCTGTGCATAACGTGCTACCGAAGATTTCGACACCTCATAACCGTTTTCACGGATGAAGTCTACAATGTCACTGTAGCGATATTCTGACGGGTTATTTATCATCATATCAACGGTTTCCCTGATGTCGCACGGCAGCTTGTCGACTTTACCTCTTTTACGATTACGTTTTTTCATAGTATCGCCTCCTTACAGATCTATGCAAGGATCTTCGATAGCACCGTTAACAAGCTGAATGCCCTTAGCGGTCAGCTTACCTGCAAGCTGTGTATAATCGTCGCCGATGCACTCTACAGCCTGTTCGGAACGTATCTTCACGAGCCGTATATATCCACCTTCAAGCAGATAATTAAGACTGTCAAGTGCTTCATTCTCAGCGATCTGAGGCTCAAGAGCGGCAGTTACATCTACGAGATTGACATAATCGGTACGGAGCAGATTGATTGCTCTGATCACAGCCCCATTGTTTTTTATAAACTTGTTTTTCCTGAGCTGATCTTTTATATTCATCAATTGCCCCTCCTGTCCTTATCGGCAAGATTATCTATCTTTGTTTCCAGACGTGTCATAACACGGATAAACTCGGAATTTTTGACTGACGTATCCTTAAGTTCATCAATTGCACTGTCAATCTTGTCTATAGTGTGCTTGATTTCTTCAACTTCTGCCTTTGTGGCATATCTGTCGTTCAGACTTTTGATATCACTCTTACATTCCTTTATCATATCAATATGGCTTTCGAGTTCAGATCTGGTAACGCATTTGTCCTGTCTGTCTATTGTCCGTTTGACGAAATACGATATAATGCCGATTGCAGCTGTGATTATTATGTTAATAGCTGTTGATAATATTGCTCCGATTTCCATTATATAAAATCCTTTCAAATGGCTTTATAATGCGTAATTTTTATGTACTATATTTAATGTAGTTTAATTGTAACATTTGCAAGCAAAAAAATAAAGCCCTATAGCAGTAACTGCACAAATTACTGCTATAGGGCTTTGATATCCAATTATTATATCATATTACGATTGAAAAGGACATTGGCAATATTGACAAAATCGGTTCAACAAATTCAGATGATATATCATTGACTTTTTTAACAAAGTAGATATAATGTAAATTGGCATTAAGTCAAGTTATGTCTCTTCGTCATGCTTCCACGCTGACTTCTCTATTTGTAAGAGCGGCATCTTTGCGATAGGAGAACACGATGAATAGGAAGTATGATGTGTCACAATTCCTTGAACGACTCTGCTTGCTGCTTATACTGATTATAATTATCAAGTATGCAGGATAGGGAGTCGAAAGGAAACAATCGCCGGGCTATTTCAGCCCGGCGATTATCTTTTCCTGTTCCTTTTTTGACAGTTCGAGTGCAGACATAACCTCCTCGGAATAGTCGTTTTCCTCGGCTATATTCCTTGCAACAGCAAAGTTTATAAGCGTTGACGGCTTTGCAACGGCAATGCGTTCACCGCCGAAGTAGCCGACAAGCTTGCGGTATGCTTCGATACCGATTACCTCAGCTATTTCCGCCTGCGTTCCTGTCAGATGCTTTATCTGCAGATAATCAAGTTTTGATTTTGCCATCGGTACGCTCCTTTCTGCGCTTTTCCGCCCGAACATATCGTTTGATCGTGTCAATAAGCTCCGCACCCTGACGTTCTGAAAAGCCTTTGAAAATGTCATATTTCGGATTGACGGTAATACCAAGCTCTTTTTTAATAATGCCGCATAGCCGTTCTTTGACGGTGACCGCTGACGGGGACAGCTTTGCAAACTCATACATAAGCCCGAAAATCTTGCTTATCTGAGCGTTGCTTATATATGCCTTGACCTCCGGGGTTATTGCCCGGAGGTTAGCTTGCAGCTGTCTGATTACTATGTCTGCCTGCTCATCGTTCAGCTCTGATATGGACTCTTTGAGTGTGAGCTGATACACAAAGCCGTGCAGATCATCTGACTTATTTCCGTCGTCAACAAGTCCGCACTTCCGTCCGAGGCTGTAGATATATCTGCGTTTCTGCTTAATATCCATATTACACCGTTATTTTCGTTGTATCCGATACCGATATTGCACTATTGATTGCTTTGATAACTTCTTCTACCGTGTGCTTGCTTTCTATCGTATCTAATACGGTCATAAAACGCTGCCATTCAAGGCACTCTGAAAAAAGATACGCATAATCGGCGGCATCTTCCTCTGAAAAACCACCAATCGAAACGAGATTCTTACAGTCTGTAAGAAAGTTGGCACCCTTGAGCTTCTTGCGAAGTGCACTCTTTGCAGAATCGTCACACGGCAGCTGTTCAAAAAACTCGTCAACCGTCAGCTTGTGTTCCGGGACTGCTATGTCCGCAGAGTATACGCTAACAAATGTATGCTCAAGCTCCTTGCTCTTAAATGTGTACTTAGGATCAACAGTTTCCTTCACGAAATCGCCGAAGGCATCGCCCATCAGACGTTTCAGTACAGCGGGAGAGATGATTTTTACCGTCTTTGCTTCGGTATACGTTACATCGTGACCGTCGTTGTCCTCAAAGCTGCAGGTTCTTCTCTTGCTGTCACGCAGCTTGTCACCTCCGAGCTTTAAAAAGAATGCTTCAAGCTCTTTGTAGCGTATGTCGAGTGCCGCTTTCTCCTTTGATACTTTCGCCATCTCCTCGACTTTAGCGGCAATTATTTCTTTTGATACTGTCATTTTGTCACCGCCTTTGCCATAACAGCCGCACACTCAGGACATATATCTATGCCGTTATACTTTACAGCCTCTGTGCGGTTGCCGCAAAATCGGCAAACGGGAACGTGCTTACGGATATGTACATCTCCGGTCTGATCATCGACCATCAGATCCACAGCCTCGCCGGGCTGAAGACCGACATATTCGCAGAAATCCTTTGGCAGCGTTATCCCACGCTTTGATGTCAGTCGTTTGCTTTTAATCATTGCCATATAACTTTTCCTCCTGTATTTAGTTTTCTCCGCTCTGCATTTTACGGGCTTGCGACCGTTACTGTATAGTAGCTGCATTAGAGCAGGGAGCTTATACTCCCTGATTTTTATAGATTTTTCGTCTGTAGCACCCGAAGCCGATGACTGGACGCAGTTTGTTTTTACAAGTGGGATTACCGTCTTTATCGAGATATTTGTACTCACAAGAGTAACATTTCTGTGCCGTATCTCGCTTTTCACTTTCGGGTGTACGCATTTTATGTAGATTATTTGATTTCACGCTGCTTCTGACCTCTTTTCTTCTTGATTGCCGCAATCTGCGATAATTTTGCTGCATAGTGCGGATTTTTAGCGACGAACTCGCCGTACGACATACCGCATTTCATAGCTTCGGCAACTATTACCTCTATCTGTTCCATATTGCTCATTTCTTTCACCACCTTTCGTGCACTCTGTCTTTTCACGGGCTTGTGACCGTCCACGGCGACATTACACGGGAGCTTTTGCTCCCGGAGGTTATTCTGATTTGCCTTTGTTATAGCCTTTTTTATATCCACTGTTGAAGATCTTATCTGCTACTATTATGCTGAAGTACATTTTTGCAAGAATCCATCCTATGTAGAGAATTACGAGCATAAGAGGGATTATAAGCACCTCGCCGCCGATTGAGTTGTCGGGACGATCGGCAACGGCGTTTGCATAATCAATTACGCTTACGGTTGCTGTGCCGGCAAAGAAGGCAGCGGCAAGCATCAGAACATTATTTAAAAATTTTCTCATTTGTTATACCATTCCTTTTTTATCAGCTTTGTCTGTCTGTTGTGCCGGCAGACAAGAAGCATTATTGTCGGTGTATCTTTAGCTATCAACCAGTTATCCGGGTTGATGTGCGCTCGTTTCAGAAAATCGTATTGTGACCTTGTAGGTTTCTTCCCGTGCATATTGTCACCTCACAACGCTTCGTACATCAATTCGCATAAACTTTGCCATAGATGCAAGACCTTTAAGGGTATAACATCCGTTGTCATACGCCTGCGAAAACAATCTGACCGCTCCTCTGAGTCCGGCTTCGCTCTGAGCAACTTTGTGAAGAAACTCAAGCTCCTGCTCCATGTTAGAAGAAACGAGCAGAGGAAACATCATATCCACGTCCTCACGCTTGATGTCAGTAGTAACGAATTTCGGCGAGAGCCACTTACGGTTGTTGATCTGACGGTAATTTCTCCGGGTTTTACCCTCGAATTTTTCTTCAATGCCATTGTCACCCACAAAAGCAACGCCGAGCGTCTGAGCTCTGTCGGAAAAATAATCGGCAAAGCTACGGATAGTTTCTATTCCGTGGAACGTCAGAAGCTGACCTTCGTCAATTATGATAACCATACCGTCATGTAGCTTCTGCGCTATCGCAAGCCACAGATCATCTGTTGATTGCGATATGGGGACATTCAGCTCAAGTGCAATCAGTTTAAGAACTGCCTTTGCTGACTTGAAACACGGATTAACAGTTATTACGATACTGTTTACCGGGTTATCTGCGTGATATTTCTGCACAGCTTTTGTTTTACCGATACCGCTGTCGCCTGTTGCTATGGCAACACCGCCTTTGATTTGGCAGGTCTTGATTGTTTGATAGATCTTCTCGGATATGCTTGTCGGTGCATAATCTACTTCGCTGTAGCTCTCTGCGCCCTCTGTCTTAGTGTCAAAATATGCGGCGAGTTTTGCAAACTGAGCATCCTTATTTCCGCTGTATGCTCCTTTTTTGAGCATCGAAATCGTTGATGCAGGTATGCCGATACGATTTGCGGCTTTGTTTGCTGAGCCCATTTCTGCCGCAAGCTCGTCAAATTTGGCGAGCAGTGAAACTTCCTTTGTCTGTTCCATGGTTTAATCATCCTTTCCGCTTTATTGCGTTAGTGTTTATCTTATCGATGTCGATGATTACTTCATCAACATCGGCAAGCTCGGGGTTGTCCTCTTTGAACTTATCAGAAAATACCGGCTTGAATTTTGACGGCTTTTCAATTTTGAATTTTTCTTTACCTCTTTCGGCACGGTTGATAGTAGCCGTCAGGAAATCAATAGCCTGTTCCTCAGTGATTGACGCTGTCAAGCCCTTCGAATAGTCGTGAACGGCGTGAGTAACAGCACGAATTGTCTTTTCACCTGCGGCTATCTCGTTAGGATCATTAGTAATATACGGTACATTCAGATCTGTTTGCAGCGTCCATGTAAAGCGATATGCGTCTGTTGCTTTGTCATAGACACGCACCGTCTTATATTCTGCAGGATCATAGCGCACATAGACCTCTTCGCCTTGGTACTTCCACGCATCTTCCGCTGAGTACCAGAGCTTTTCACCTGCAAGCTCGATGTAAACGCCGTTGCGCTTGATTTTCTGATACCGGGTCGTTCTTGCAAGAAGAAGCGATAGATCTTCGTCTTTGGCGTCTCGGAACTTTGTGTATTTGATCGATTCGTTCCATACGTCAATTCGGCTCATACTCTTATACTTGCGTTCTTTACCGCCGTACTCGGAAACATTAAAGTCGCCGTCTATAAGCACCTCAAGTGCCGCTCTTATCTGATCGTCCTCGGGGACTATGCCGTATTTCAGCTTATACTTAAGGCTTTCCGGGCGTTCTATAATAGTACCGCCGCAGAATGTTTCGACCACTCTTGAGATGTGATTTTTAAGAGTGCCAAATGTACGCTCAATAGGCTTCGCTTTAGCGTTACGGACTATTGCATTGTGCATTGTGATATCAAGTAACTGCAATATAGTCGGTGGTATATCGTCCGCATTCCATGTCTTTCGTGTTCTGTGACCTCTGCCACCTATATCGTGCGTCAGAAATTCAGAACCGTTATCAAAATACACCGATTTCGGAACGCCGAAACGCTTTATTGCATGACGAAGTGCCAAAAGGGTGCTATGCGAGTCAGGCTGTTCGGTCAAATTCCAACCGACAAGTACGCCTGACTTTGCGTCAAGAAACGCTGTAAGATACATACGATGTGTCTTCTGTGCGTTATTTTCGCAGTATGTGATGAAGTCGAAGGTGTGGTTATCGGCGATCCATACATCGTTTGCCTGCAAATCGTCATACAGTCGTTCGATGTAAGGTATGTATTTATCCGTAAATGCCTTTTCACCGTATCTCATCAGCGCAATTACCGCCCGAGGAAGCTTTTCGGCTTGCCGGCGGAAACTGCGCTCGGAAGGTATCTTATCAAGATCCTGCGGATAAAACTCTGTAACCCACTCAATCATCAGCTGATAACAGCGGGACACCGGCAATCTGCGTTCATCAAGGTAGAAATACAAAAATGCGTCAAGTATATGCTTCGGAATATCGGTGTGACCTTTATTCCATCCGCCACGCTTATCTATAAGCCCTTCAATGTCGCCGTTCTTATATGCAGCGTACTTGCGATACAGTATATCGGTGGATATATCTATCTCGGGATGCTCAAGCTGCATCTTAGCAACAAAAAGTAGATCCGTATCGGCTTTTTTGCGATTACTCTTGTTCCGGTACATCTCCCAGATCTTGAGTATCTTGATCCAGTCAGCCGCCTGCTGCCGTTCGTTTTCCGTGTACTCCTCAAATGGCTTTGAAACTGCCTTTGAACGCTGTTTTTCAACCGTTTTAGTCGGTGCTATTTCAAGTTCTTTGCGCTTGGAGTTATAGTATCGCTCACGGATTTTTTCATCCATCTGATCGATGTCAAACAGATATTCTTTGCGGTTATTTGCCGCATCGGCTTTTTCCGTAAAGGGTAACTTTCCAGTTTGGGCTAATTGCCTTATGTAACGTGGTGTGCAACCCTTTATGGTTGCAAGCTCTGCAGTGCTTATCATTGCACCCATCTTGATTAACCTCCTTTCCGACCTGCAATTAGATATTGCGGTCGCTCCCGTCAGGGAGTTACACAATATCTATGGTTCACTAAGCAACATGACCTGCCATCATCAGTACAGGGCGGTCATTCCCTGCAGACGGGCTGTTGCCCGTTTCGGCTTAATTGTGATATAATGATTGCGAGAGGGGGTGGAAATGTGAATACTCGTGACATTATATCTGTAACTCTTTATTATTTGAGCGAAATAAAAAAGGATATGGAAAAGCACAAAATAAATATTACTCAGGAAGAAATGATTGCTTATGCTGTAGCAGTTGCTTTATCCGAATATGACCGAACACTTAAAAATCAGCTTTCTGAACATGGAATTGTGCTTAAAAACCTTTTTGAGGAAAAACAGGAATACGATTTTTCTCAATATTTTGAGAAGCCTTGACGCAAGAAGCATACAGGAAATCAATAACAGTGTTTCTATCCGCAGAATAATTTTCGATTGAACTTTTCTGCTCAGTTATCGCTTCTGCGGCAATTTTATTTTGCTCGGGCATAATATTTTCCTTTCTGACCTGCCATCTTCAGTACAGGGCGGTCATTCCCTGCAGACGGAAAACCTTGCGGCTTTCCGTTTCGACAAATAAATAAGGAAAGGATCTGTAGCAAACTTCAAGCAGTTAACTCTCAGTCTGCATGTATGCTCGTCTTTCCGAGCTGTCACCGATGCAGTCTCCGCCTCTTCGGTTGAGTTCCGTTATCGTACTGCTGATTTGCAGGTGTGTCGGGGTAACCTCCTGCAATGTCTCAGTTCCATGGTAACCGCCCCTACAAACTGGGCTTGATACGCTCAAGCGGGCGGATATTGTACTTTGGCAACGTTTATCATCTCGAGCCTCCCGATCTTCCGTCGGGTAAACGCACGACCAGCCTGTGCGGTTTCATTCCGACTAATTTTTTATCCCGGATTTCCTTCCGGCGGTCGGCGGGTCTGGGCTTGATACGCTCAAGCGGGCGGCTCAGGCGAGTGAAATAAACTCGCCCTTGCAGTAATCAAATGCACCGACATAGGAGTCGTCAACAAAAACGTTGCCGACTGTATCGGTATCGGCATCTATATCAAGATTGCCTTTAGGCAGTCCGCCGTGCTTACGGTAATAGTCCGTAAGGATTCTCTTTTTATCCTTAATGCTCATTTAGATCTCCTTCCGAGTATTTCGTCTGTCGATACAGCAAAGAAATCTGCCAGACAGATCAGATTAGCGATAGACATCTGCTTGTTGCCTCGTTCCCAGCCACAGACCGCCGCAGGCGTTACGCCTATGGCATCGGCTACTTCTTCCTGCGACAGATTACGTTCCTGACGCAATCTTACGATGTTCTTAGAGTATGTCATTTTTAGCTCCTTTCACATATATTTTCATTACTCAAATCATGTGATATAATCATCTTAAAGGAGGTGATTTTATGAAAATTCCAATTTCAAACAAAGAATGGTCAGAAGATATTCGTGATGCTTATAACGAATATCTAACAAGAAGACCGAATGGTTCAGATAATGAAAAATTAGTCAATTTAATTGCGAGTGTTACATACTCAGCAATTGCGTCTTACCATGTAGCTCTTTGCGATGAATTGAAAAAGCACGGTATTGATTTGAATTACTTTGAGTAACGATTTTGGATACGCTTATTTATAGCACCAAAATCAAGATGCGTTTCTGGGAACTCATTGTTTGCTAACTCAAAGTTGTTATGATTTTCTTCATAAATTGCTGATTTTGTGATTTTACTCATTAAATCAGCAATTTCTTTTTCTGTTTCATCAACGATTACCCTCATTCTTATCCCTCACTTTCGCTTAATTTTGATTGACACCGCTCAGGCGGTGTGTTAAAATAACTATGGGTAACTATACCCTGTTTCTTAACCTAAGTTAATTATATCGTAAAATTTTACGATTGTCAACGGAATATCGGAAAAATTTACGACAAATAAATGAGGTGTTTTTTGTGAACATTGTACAGAATATTGAGAAAATAGCGAAAAATCAGGGTCTTACACTGACCGAAATTGAAAGAAGATGCGGTTTTTCGAAAAGCAGCATACGCAAATGGTCGGAAAATATTCCGAATATTCAGAAGGTTATATCTGTTTCAGAAATTCTTAATGTAAGTCTTGATTTTTTAATTTTTGGAAGCGAAACATTTAATTCATCGTTGACAAAAGATGAATCATCGTTGTTAGCTGCTTATAATTCTGTAGATGAACTATCAAAAGCACTGATTATGGAACGAGCTACGTCCCTTGCTGAGCTTGAAGAGGCAAAGAAAAAGAATAATGTTCAAACAACATTAAAACAATCATTAAAACGGACTGAAATAGAAGAAAAACAAGAGCCACAATACATATCTCTTCCATTCCCGGCACTTCCGGCATCGGCAGGAGCCGGCGAGTATCTGCATGAAGATACTACATCCTATATAAAGGTACCGTTAACAAACCTTACTCAGAGATCTTCGTTTGCGCTCCGTGTTCACGGGGACTCCATGGAGCCTGATTTCTTTGACGGAGACATTGTGCTTGTTGACGCCGATGCGGATGTTACCATCGGAGATATAGGTATTTTTATAGTTAACGGAGAAGGCTTTATCAAAGAGCGAGGAAAAGATCGCTTGATTTCTCTTAATAATAAGTATAAGGACATCCGAATCGGTTCAGACGATACTTGCGTATGCAAGGGAAAGGTTATAGGTTCGCTGTAAAAAAGGAGGTTTATAATAATGGGATTACGTTTCAGAAAAAGTATTAAACTCGGCGGTGGATTCCGCCTTAATCTTAGCAAATCTGGTGTAGGATATAGTTGGGGTACAAAAGGATTCCGCATATCAAAATCAGCAAAAGGTCGCACAAGAAAAACTTTCTCAGTCCCCGGCACAGGTATTTCATATTCTACTTCGTCGGGAAAATCAAAGCGGCGTAAATCAACAACAGCAAAGCAGAATTATTCACAAAGCAATACAGATTTTACAGAGCAGCTTCCGGTTGATCCGAAAGTTCAGCGTATTAAAAAGACTGCGATTACAGCAATAATTGCAGGACTTGTTCTCATGATGATCGGACATCACGAATCCGATCCTTTACATATTACACTCACTTCACTTGGGTATATAGGTCTTATAGGCGGTATCATTTTAATGGTGATAAAGAACCGTTTCGGTAAAAACGAATAAAATAGTACAATATTAACTTTTTCTTTAAATTTTTCGTAAAGCGAAAAGCTCAAGGAAGTTGTTCCTTGACAAAGGAATATTTATTCCTTGACTTCCTTGCTAACATTTTCAATAAAAGGGAATTATTTAAATCTGCACTAAGGCAGAAGAAAAGCCGTTAAAACGCTTTGCAATGCGCTTTAACGGCTTTTAAAATGCAATTAAAACAGTTTGAAACGGTTATTTAAAACGCTTCTCCTTTTCAACAGATATAAAAAAATCGGTGCAAAAACGCACCGATTTTTTTGACAACTCACTTTTGAGCATCGTGCCGGATATACCACTTGTGATACGCAACAAACCGCATAACAATCAGCTTTGTACTGATTTATTCCGCTTTATTTCGGCTTATCCCGTGGTTTCCCACTTTTTGCGTTTTGCGTGGCAGACAACAC